TACCTAGCAGCGGAGTTCGCTGTTGATGTGTTTGCCGACTAGGAGAAAAACAAACAATGCCAAAGTTCATCGCCACAAACTACAATGTCACAATCAACGGCACAGACTTTAGTTCCTCACTTGCATCGGTTGAATTGCCGATTGAAGTAGAAACTCAGGACACTACCGCTTTTGGTGCAACATTCCGTACCGCAATCGCAGGATTGCAGACCGGCTCAATCACCCTAGAGTTCCACCAGGACTTTGGAGCAGGAGCCATTGACACAGTTCTTTACCCACTACTAGGCACAAACGCCACAGTGACAGTACGCCCAGCAGGAACCGCTACAAGTGCAACCAACCCTGCCTTTACTGGTACTTACCTTGTGACCCAGTATTCCCCATTCAACTCAACCATCGGTGACCTCGCCACACTATCTGTGACCTGGCCTCTAAATGGTGCATTGACAAGGGCAACAGCCTAAGACCATGCAAATCCCATTCATAGTTGAGTTTGTGGATGGTAATAAAGAAAAGGTTGTCACTGGCACCCCAGACTTTATTGCCTTCGAAGAGAAGTACAACTTGGCCATCACGACTATCCAGTCGGACCCTCGCCTAACCTACCTGAGCTTCATTGTTTGGAACTCGCTCCGCAGAACCAAAAGGACTGACAAATCCTTTGAGGACTTTGTGGAAACTCTAGACACAATCTCTGGCGATGATGCAGACCCAAAAGTCTAAAGATCAAGGGGCTAGGAGCTACTAGTCAGCACTACCTGATCGCTTACTTGGCCTGTGAAACAGGGATTGCACCCTCGGCTCTACTACAAGAGTCCGAGCGTATGCTTTTTACGATGCAAATGTATCTAAAGGGCAAAGCAGAACAGATGAGGCAATAATGATAAAGAGTATGTCAGTCGAGGTCTACGGCATTAGGGAAACCCTTGCCGAGATCCGCGATGTAGACAAAGACCTATTCTTTGAGATTAGGGCCTTCATGAAGCGAGCCGGTGACACCCTTGGTCGCAGGATTCAGGGCAACATTCCGCTGCTTGCACCTATTCGAGGCTTTAGGCACAATGGCCGAACAGCCTGGCGTGGTGCTACAACCAAGACAAATGTAAGTGGTCGTAATGCTAGAGCTGGCATGGATGGTGCAACACCCCTTCTCCAGGTAGTTGTAAATGGTGCAGCAGTAAGCATCGCTGACATGGCAGGTCGCGGTGGGGGTAAGACTCGCTTGCAGACCACAAGGACTTACGAGTGGAAAGGCACTACTCGTAGGCACACTGTCACTACTCAGGGTCAAGAGATGATCAAGGCTTTAGGCATGAGCCCATCTCGATACATCTACCCAGAGGCCGAGCAGTCGGTTCCATTCATTCAGGGCTATGTGTTGCAGGGTGTTGAGCAATACACCAACAAGCTCAATAGAAACATTGAAGTGATTGGGAACCGATAATGGCCGGCATAAAAATCAACATCCTGAGCAACTTCAATGCTCAAGGATTCAGCAAGCTACAAAGGGAACTCAAGCGACTTGACACTCCTATCGAGAAGCTTGGGGCAGTCACTAGATCTCTAGCCCCTGCTGCACAGATTGGCCTTGTGGCTTTGACAGCCCTTGGTGCTTCTGCCCTTAGAGCAGCCGAGGATGCACAGGTAGCTGACCGCAGACTTGCCAGCGTTGCAGACTCCATGAACCTATTTGGAACTCAGACCGGTGCAGTGACTAAGCGACTACGCGACTTTGCAGACGCAACGATGAAACAGACCGCGATTGACGATGAGGTCATCAAGGCAACACAAGCCAAACTACTTACCTTCAAGAACCTAGCTCAGACTGCCGATGTTATGGGTGGGGCTATGGATCGAGCTACCCTAGCTGCTATTGACTTGGCAGCAGCAGGATTCGGCTCGGCAGAAACTAACGCCACTCAGCTTGGTAAAGCTTTGCAAGACCCTATCAAGGGAATTACTGCCCTAGCCCGAGCTGGTGTGACATTCACCGAGCAAGAGAAGGCAAAGATAAAGGTCTTGGTCGAGTCGGGCAAGATGCTTGAGGCTCAGGACATGATTCTGTCAGCTATCGAAACTCAGGTTGGTGGCACCGCTGCTGCTACTGCAACAGGCTCGGCAAAGATGGCGGTGGCCTTTGGTGAGATGCAGGAAGCTATCGGAAACGCTTTGTTGCCAGTGCTTGAACAGCTTGTGCCACTTATCACCGGACTGTTTGACTTTATTGCTAAGAACTCAGTTGTAGTGTCTGTGCTTGCAGGTATCTTTGGAGCTTTAGCTGTTGCCATCCTTGGTGTGAACTTTGCCCTAAACGCCAACCCGATTGTCAAGGTCATCACCTTAGTTGCAGCTTTGGCTGCCGGTGCTGTTGTCTTGATCAACTACCTGGTCGGCTTGTCTGGTGGCTGGGGCAAGTTGTTTGAGGCTATGCAGAAGGGCTTGGCTGAGGTCGGCAAGTTCTTTGGAACTGTCTTTGATTCAATCAGCAACTTAGTCGTTGGAGTAATCAACGGCCTAGCCACAAGGTTTGAGAACTTTATCAACACAATCATCAGTGGGCTAAACGGCATCATCAGCCTTGCCAATGCTGCCCTTGCAATAGTGTCAACAGTCACAGGTGGAGCTGTAAACATTCAGGTCCCAAAGGTGCCAACTGTCGTTATCCCAAAGGTGCCAGTAAAGACCCCAGCAAAGATACCTACCAAGATCCCTAAGCTTGCTCTCGGCGGTATCGTTATGCCACAGCCAGGTGGAGTGCTTGCCAACATTGCTGAAGCAGGACAACCTGAAGCTGTTATCCCACTAAACAAGATGGGCCAATACACAAACAACAAGCCACAGAATGTTTACAACATAAATGTCAACGGCGGTGTTGGCTCTGGCTCGACTATCGGTAGGGCAATCGTTGAGGCTATCAAGTCCTACGAGCGTACTTCTGGTGCTGTCTTTGTGGGAGCATAATGCCAGCCCCAGCAGTCAAAGTTGAACTAGGTCTAAACCTCGGTCAGGCAGACCCTTTTGCCTTTACCCTCAATGACGCAATCAAAGGTGTCCTAGACAACACAAGCTTTACCCTTGGTGGCGAGAGATACTTTGACATCTCCGACAGACTGATTGCTACAAGCACAGCTCGCGGTAAGAACCAGGCACTAGATCGTATTGACGCTGGAACCTCGAGCATTGTTGTTGACAACTCAGACCGACACTTTGACCCCTTGTATCCCAACGGCCCTTACTTTGGTCAGCTCATCCCTCGCCGAACTGTAAGAATCACCTGCAATGACCAGCCAGTCTTTATCGGTGCCATAGATGACTTTGACATTGTTTACGCACCAAGCAACCGGTCACAGGTTCGCATAGATGTATCCGATGCCTTCTCGACTTTGACTAACTCAGGGCTTGAGGAGTTTACCCCTACTGCCCAGCTCTCAGGTGCTCGCGTGAACGCTGTGCTTGACAGACCCGAGGTTGACTGGCCAGCAGCCGAAAGAGAGATTGATACCGGCAACTCAACAATGCTGGGGGCTCTCGTAGCTGAGGGAACCTCGGTGCTTGAGTATCTGCAACTTGTAAGCAACTCAGAGTTCGGTGACTTGTTTATTGGCAAGGATGGCAAGGTCGTATTCCGCGAGAGAAACTCTGTACCCAACACGCCTAACCTAGTCTTTACCGATGAGGTCGTTGCTGGTGTTTACCAGGGCATCCAGTTCGCCAGCGTAAACAATGTCTATGGATCTGAGAACCTTTACAACCGCATCCTTATCAGCAACGCTAGTAGCCCTATCCTTGAGGCCTCGGCTTCTGATACTGAGTCGCAGACTGTCTATGGTCCTCGAAGCTACTCACAGAGCAACTTGCTTGTTGCAAGCCAGTCTGAGTTGCAGTTCTTGGCAGATTACTTGCTTGCCAGATTCAAAGAACCTCAGTACCGCTTTGAGGCTGTGACAGTAGTGATGGACACGCTGACTTTAGACAATCAAAATGCTGTCCTAGATCTCGAGATTGGTGACATTGTGCAGGTTCGCTTTGAGCCTTCCGACATCCCACCGGCCATCGAGCAGTATGTCAGGATCATCGGCATTAGCCACGACTGGACCTCAACCAGCAAGAACATTACCTTTGCCCTAGAACGCCTTGACTTTGCCATCTTCATCCTAGACAACCCTGTCCTTGGCGAGCTGGACAATGACCGCTTGGCCTACGAGTAGTAAACTAAAACGAGAACAAAAGGAAACCAATGCCAAGAAAAACCTTTACCGCTGGTGAAGTCCTAGCAGCTGCTGATGTGAACTTATACCTCAGCAATGAGGTGACACTCACTGCCTCTACTGCTACCTCTTACACAGTGCTTACCTCTGACCGCTACAAGATCCTAGAGTTTGACTCTGCCTCTAACAGCACAGTAACTATCGGAACTGCCACAGCTTTCCAAGCTGGCGAGCGTGTTGACATCTTGCAAGATGGTGCTGGAACTGTCAGAATCACTCGTGATGGGACAGCCGTTAGCCTTGCTGGTCGAGGAACCGCTGGAACTGCTTACACTATTGGTCAGCGTTATGACGCTGTATCTGTTATCTGTGTGGGTACTAACTCTTACCGCATTATTGGTAACGCAACGGCGGTTTAGTCATGGCACTTAGTCCATTAGGTATTTATAGTGCTGCTGGGGCTTCAGTAGCGCTTGCGGTTGAGTTTTTAGTTATCGCTGGTGGCGGTGGCGGTGGTCGAGGTAGCGGTGCGGCCAACGACTTTATCGCCGGTGGTGGAGCTGGAGCTGGTGGCTATCTAACTAACACAGCAGTTCTATCTCGATTGACAAATTATTCTGTAACTTGTGGTGCTGGTGGAGCTGGGGCTTCGACAGACAACACAAGCGGTACAAATGGTGTAAACAGTATCTTTTCAACTAATACTGCGGTAGGCGGTGGAGCTGGTGCTAAAGCTCAACTAGCTGGCCTTGACGGTGGCTCAGGTGGTGGTGGTGGTGCTGACCAAATCGTTCGTGCTGGTGGTACTCCAACTTCTGGTCAAGGATTTGCCGGTGGTAGTAGCTCAGGTATTTCAGGAGCAGGAACTTCTGGTGGTGGTGGTGGTGCTAACCAAGTTGGTTCCAACGGAGATAATTCTACGAGCGGTAAAGGTGGAGATGGTTTAGCTTCTTCCATTACTGGAACTTCCGTAACAAGGGGCGGTGGTGGCGGTGGTGCCAGAGGAGCTGGTTCTCGCACACACGGAGCTGGTGGTACTGGCGGTGGTGGAGCTGGTCAAACTGTTGCTGGTGTAGCTGCTGTTTCTGGAACTGTCAATACAGGCGGTGGTGGTGGTGGTACATTTACCAATACAGCAGGTAGCGGTGGTTCTGGAGTTGTCATTCTTAGCTATCCAACAGCCTTTACAATTACGATTGGTGCTGGACTAACAGGAACCACCTCAACTTCTGGCGCAAATAAAGTGACTACAATTACTGCTGGTAGCGGAAACGTTAGTTGGGCATAATGGCACATTACGCATTTTTAGATGAAGAAAACTTAGTTACAGAAGTAATAACAGGCATTGACGAAACCGAGCTAATCGAGGGCTTACACCCTGAAACTTGGTATGGAAACTTGCGAGGACAAGTTTGTAAAAGAACAAGCTACAACGGAAACATAAGAAAAAACTACGCAGGAATTGGTTTCACTTATGACCCTGACCTTGATGCTTTTATCGCACCTAAGCCTTATGATTCTTGGATTCTTGACGAAGCAACTTGCCAATGGCAAGCACCCGAACCTTATCCGTCTGACGGACTTCTTTATGCTTGGAACGAAGCAATAACTAGCTGGGTACTATCAACAGTAACAGGAATGTAATGGCTGAGGAAACAACTGGGGTACGCATTACCCAGCAGATGATCTACCAAAAGCAAATAGAGATGAACGACACTCAGCTCAAGATGCTGGTCAAGCTAGACAACCTAGATGATGTGCCGGACAGGATTAGAGAGGTTGAGCTGTCCTTGGCTCGCCTTGCCTGGATAGAAAAGATCGCCTACACAGGCCTTGCTGCTGGTGTTGTTGCCCTTATTGGATCGCTACTAAACATGATTGGAACAATGTGAAAACTAAACCTCAGATGCCCCTAGACGGCAAGTTTGGCAAAGACTGGAAAGTCACCTCACCTTTTGGCTGGCGTATTCACCCAATCGAGAAGTATAAGAAACACCACAATGGCGTTGATCTATGGGGACCAAAGGCAAAGATTTGGAACGAAGCCTGGCATGATGGCACAGTCGTTGCTGCCGGTACCTCAAAGCTAAAGAACCCAGATGGCTCACTTGGTGGGGTTGGCTACTATGTTGACATTCGCTCAAAGATAAATGGCGAGTGGTACACAGCTCGTTATGCCCACATGGTTGAGAACTCTCTAACTGTTGTAAAAGGCGAAAAGGTCAAGGCCGGAACTCGCTTGGGCATCATGGGCAACACTGGTGCATCTGCTGGCCGACACCTACACTTCGAGATCTGCAAGGGCAAGTACCTAAAGTGGACCTCTGACGGCAAGGGCTATGTTGACCCTCTAAAGTTTGTCAAAGCCACTATCGCTAAGTGGGAACTCGATGCTGAGGTTGGATTGCCAACACCTGACACAGGTGAGGTTGCCCCTGCCCCAGTTCACGAGCCAGTCCAAGTAGTCAAAGCCCCTAAACCCCCAAAGGTGCAACCGAAACTTGCTAAATAACTTAGCCAAAAAGAAAAGCCTACGAGTCATGCTTGTAGGCTTTTTTTTATTCTTTATGATCTGGCAGCCTACCCCTGCCTATGGTGCTCAAGCTTGGGCAACCATCACTTGTGCCGACTCGACTGGCACTCAGCAAACCTTTACAGTTGGATGGGAAAATGAAAACAACTACTTCTTGGATAAAGGCAACATTCCCCAGCACTTTTGCGAGGGTGGCTATGCTGGTCAGCTCACCACTTTTGTTGGCGTTGTATCTAGTGACGGCACTGAGCTGGACCCTGCTTTGCTTTACCATCCTGGTTATCTTGCTCCTGATCCTGTGGCCCCCACTCCTAGCCCTGAAGCTGTACAAGAAACTCAAACGACAGTAAGGACAGATGATGTCGAACGAACCGAAACAGTTGAACGCACCGAAGATGTGGCTCGCACTGAGGAAGTTGTCAGAGAGCCTGAGCCAGTGGCTCCGGTGGCTCCCATAGCCCCAGAGCCCGAACCTACCCCAGAACCTACCCCCACACCTACGCCAGAACCAGAACCTAGTCCCACAAGCCCTGTAAAGCCTGTAGAGCCGACAAAGCCCCCAGAGGTCATAACACCTACCCCAGAGCCTACTGAGCCCCCTACGAGCCCTACAGAGCCGACAATTTTGAGTGAGCCTAGCCCTGAGCCTGAATTGCTAGAGGAAACAATAAGCATCGAACTAGCGTTAGAAGCTGTCGGTAAACTTGTAAACAACCTACGCTCAATCGGGTCGGATCTAAGTCCAGAAGTACGAGAACAGGCACAGCAAGTAATTGTTGCGTCTGTAATCGTCACCCAGGTCGCTCTAGCAGGTAGGAAACCTTGAAGTTTATCAAAGACCAACTAGATCAAGCTTGGACAATTCTGGGCTTAGGCATCGCTTGGGTCGTACTTGAGGGCACAGCTAAAGACTTTGTTGGTTGGGCCATCCTCATCAC